GGCTACAACGTCGACGGCGTCTGCTACGAGCAGCACAAGCTCGTGAAGAAGGTGCTCGAGGGAGTCGTCGAGGCGGATCACTACTTCGGGATCATCTTCACGCTCGACGAGAAGGACGACCCGCTCGACGCCTCGAAGTGGGTGAAGGCGAACCCGATGCTTGGCGTGACACCGACCATCGAGTCCATGGAGTCGTACGCGAAGGAAGCCGCCGCCTCGCCCGGAACGATGGGCGAGTTCAAGACGAAGCGCCTGAACGTCTGGACCACGGCGAAGGGCGGCTGGCTGAACATGGAGCTGTGGAAGCGGTGCGATGGCGCCGTGGACCTCGAGGCGCTGGCGGATGTTCCTGCGTACGGGGGGCTCGATCTGGCCTCCGTCTCTGACGTCGCCGCGTTCGTGCTGACCTGGCAGCTCGAAGGCCGCCTGAAGACGCTCGGCCGCTACTACCTGCCGGAGGCGGCCGTCACGATCGACGGCGACGACGATCCGAAGCGTGACGTGAAGCTGCTGTACCAGCAGTGGCGCGACGCCGGGCTGCTCACGGTGACGCCCGGCGACGTCACCGACTACGACTACATCGAGGCGGACATCGACGAAGCTCTGGCCAGATTCAACGTCCAGGAGATCGGCTTCGACCGCTGGAACGCGACGCAGCTGGTGAACAACCTGATGGCGAAGGGTGCCCCGATGGTCCAGATGGCGCAGGGCCCCTTCACCTTCAACGCCCCGATGCGCGAGCTCGAACGGCGCGTCAAGGCGGCCACCTTCGACCATGGCGGCGATCCGATACTGCAGTGGATGGCTTCGAACATCGTCAAGCGTGAGGACGTGAACGAGAACATGGCTCCCGACAGGAAGAACAGCGGCGGCAAGATCGACGGCGTCGTCGCGCTGCTCATGGGTCTCGGCCGGCTCATCGTCCATGAGGACGACACGGTGCAGCAGGGATTCGTGGAGCTCTGATGGCTATCTGGAATCGGAGGCGAGGCGCGCCCGAGCAGGGTCCGGAGATGGCTCCTGCGCCTTGCGCGGCGACGCCGGAGGACCTCGGGCTGGGCGCCGCTCCTCGCATGGCGACGCCCGAGGACATCGGGGTCGGCGTGTTCGAGACGCCGAAGAACGAGGCGGACAGCTGGGCGGTGCTCCGGGGGCTGTTCCAGTCGGCCCCGATGGTGGCCGGGTCCGTCGTGTCGCCTGAGACGTCGATGCGGGTCTCGACCGTCTACGCGTGCGTTCGCCTGATCGCTGGCGCGATCGCCTCGCTGCCGATTCCCGTGTACAGGCGCCAGGAGAACGGAGAGCGCGAGCGTGTAGAGCACGCCTTCGCGGCTCTGTTGAATATCGAGCCGAACGCGGTGTTCACGGCGCCGGCGTTCTGGGAGTTCGTCGTCGGACACGTCCTGCTGCGAGGCGACAGCGTTGCCTACCTTGCGCGGAACCGTTCCGGCGAAGTCGACTCGATCCTGCCGTTCCCGCGGCAGGAGGTGGTCATCCAGCAGCGGATGACAGGGAACCCGAGGGCGCCACGGCGACTCCAGTACCTGTTCAACACTGACGCCGGCACGTTCGGCGCAGATCAGGACGACGTGCTGCACTTCACCGGATTCGGATTCGACGGCGAGAAGAGCATGTCCGTGATCGAGTTCGGCGCGCGCACGAGCACAGGCATCGCAATCAGCGCGGATCGCCACGCCGGCGAGTTCTTCTCTCGCGGCGCGCACGTCGAGCACGTGGTGAAGACCGCCGGGAAGATGAGCGAAGCGCAGCAGGAGGCCTTCCGGAACGCGTGGGTCTCGAAGTACGGCGGTCAAGGCGTCAGCCAGTACCCGCTGCTACTGACCGAGGGCCTGGACATCGATCAGCTGTCGATGACCGCGAAGGATGCGCAGCTGCTCGAGTCGAGGCAGTGGAACGTGGTCGATATCGCTCGTGCGTTCGGCGTGCCGCCGTTCCTCGTCGGCGAGACGACGAAGCAGACGTCCTGGGGCTCCGGCATCGAGCAGCTCGGGATCGGCTTCGTTGTCTACACGCTGATGCCGCACCTGCGCCGGTTCCAGGTCGAGCTGAATCGCAAGCTGTTCGCGAGGACGGACTACTTCTGCGAGTTCAACACCGCCGGCCTGCTACGCGGCGACAACGCCGGCAGGGCGGAGTACTACAAGGCCGCCCTCGGCGGAACGCAGAACCCAGCATGGATGACGGCGGACGAAGTCCGGCGTCTCGAGAACCTCGCGGCGCGTGGCGGCGAGGCTGACGAACTCTCACGCCCGGAGGCACACAGTGAAGAACCGAGTGCGTAACCTGATCCAGCTCTTCGTCGAAAACTCGCAGCGCGAGCGGTCCTTCTCGGTCCAGGCGCTCGACGACGGGCTGCACGTCTACATCTACGACGTCATCGGCGGCCTCTTCTGGGGCGTCGAAGCAGAGAGCCTCGTGAAGGAGTTGCAGGCGTCGACGGCGTCGACTATCCACGTGCACATCAACTCGCCGGGCGGCGACGTCTTCGACGGTCGCGCGATCGCCTCGGCACTGGCGGCGCATCCTGCCGAAGTCGTCGCGCACATCGAGGGCCTGGCCGCATCGGCCGCTTCGACGATCGCGCTCGCCGCGAATCGCGTCGAGATCGCGGCGGGAGCGTTCCTGATGATTCACAACGGCTGGACCGGGAACGTCGGCGACCGGCACACCATGCGCCAGGTCGCAGACCTCCTCGAGAAGATCGACGCCGCAATCGCCGCCGATTACGTCGCCCGGTCTGGCGAATCCCTCGAGACGGTGCAGCAGTGGATGGATGACGAGACGTGGTTCACCGCGGAGGAAGCGGTCGAGCAGGGCTTCGCCGACGAGGTGATCGGCAGCGCCAGGCAGGCCGCGAACCGCTGGAGCCTGTCGGCGTACGCGAACGCGCCCGAGATCGCCCCCACCGAACCCACCGAACCCGATGAGAGCGAGCGGCGACTCGCGGAAGCGCGGAGCTCCAACGAGCGCCGGCTCGCTCTCTTCGACCGATGTGCCGCGTGACGGGCTGCTCCCGCACGTGACCGACCAGGCCGCCTCCGGGCGGCCTTTTCATTTCTGGCTACCGGAGACCGAAGCCATGGAAACGATCCAGCAGAAGCGGGAGCGCCGGAACGCGCTGGCGAAGGAAGCCCGCAACCTCCTCGACACCGTGAAGGGTGCCGACTGGCAGGACGAGCACCAGGCGAAGTACGACCAGACCCTCGGCGAGATCGAGCGCGTCGACAACGAGATCCAGCGCGAGCAGAAGCTGCTGGACCTCCAGGCGGAGCGCACCTTCGAGGACATGGGCGGGAAGGAGCGCGACCTCGACAAGCCGGAGAACCAGGTCGCCGCGATCTACGACAAGTTCCTCCGCCGGGGCGAGCGTGGCATCAGCGACGAAGAGTGGGCGCTCATCCGCAACACCATGAGCACCACGACCGATGCGGAGGGCGGCTACACCGTGCCGACGCTCGTCGCGGAGCAGGTGCTCGAGGCGATGAAGGCCTTCGGGGGCATGCGCGAAGAAGGCGTCGCCACGGTCATCCAGACCGCTCGCGGCGAGCCGATGACCTACCCGACGTCGGACGGCACGTCCGAAGAGGGCGAGATCGTCGCGGAGAACGCTTCCGCCACGGATGCCGATCCGTCCTTCGGCGTGAAGAACCTGAACGTCTTCAAGTTCGGCTCGAAGGTGATCACGGTCCCGATCGAACTCCTGCAGGACTCGGCGGTCGACGTCGAAGCGTTCGTCCGCGCGCGCATCGTCCAGCGCCTGGGCCGGATCACGAACAAGAAGTTCACGATCGGCGCCGGCACGACGGAGCCCGATGGCATCGTCCCGCAGGCGGGAGCCGGCAAGGTCGGTGCGAGCGGCCAGACGGCAACCATCATCTACGACGACCTCGTCGACCTCGAGCACTCCGTCGACCCGGCATACCGGGGCTCCGGCCGCTGCCGCTGGATGATGCACGACAGCTCGCTGAAGGTGATCCGCAAGCTGAAGGATGGCGACGGTCGCCCCGTGTTCCTGCCGTCCTACGACGCGGGCATTCGCGGCGGGGTGCCGGCCGAGCTCCTGGGCTACCCGATCACCATCAACCAGAACGTGCCGGTGATGGCGGCGGAGGCGAAGTCGGTGCTCTTCGGCGACTTCAGCTACTACATCATCCGCGACGCCATGGCGATGACGATGTTCCGCTTCACCGACTCCGCGTACGCGAAGAAGGGCCAGGTCGGCTTCCTCGCGTGGATGCGTTCGGGCGGCAACTTCGTCGACGTCGGAGGTGCGGTGAAGCACTACGCCAACGCGGCTTCCTGATCCTCCACCCAGTCCGCTGATGCGGTCACCTACGCGCTGGCGGCGTCTTCCGGGGCGCCGCCAGGGCTCGTAGTTCGAACAGGAGAAGCGAGATGGCACCTCGTAAGCAGCAGTCCGCGGCGGACGCCGCGAAGGAGAAGGACGATGCAGCGGAGTCCAATCAGGCCGCCGAGCAGCAGCTCGAGCAGCCCCAGCCCGGCGCCGAGCAGCAGAGCGCCGAATCGACCGCCGCCGATTCCGGTGCTGACGCCGCAGCGTCCGCTGACGGCGCCGGGGACGGCGACGGGTCCGCGGATCCTGAGCTGATCCAGGGCCGGGTGCTCGTCGACTGCGTGATCGGCGGTCAGCCGCTGAAGATCAATTCGATCGCGGAGGGCCCGTCGGAGCTGCTCGAGCAGTACTCCGG